ACGAAGACTTTCAACGTGAGGCAGCATGAAGAGGATTTATGAATTTGTCTGTACAGAGGGTCACAACTCTGAGGCTTATGTGGACGAGGAATACCGCACAATCCGCTGCCGAATTTGTGACAATACAGCTACTCGTGTAGTGAGCAAACCGCTTGTAAAGTTGGAGGGCGTTACAGGTAGTTTTCCCGGTGCCTATCATAAATGGGAACGCAAACGAAACGAGAAGATAGCACAGGAGAGGAAACTTTCCAGTTAATTTTTTTCCATAATGCTTTTTAGCACGGAGACTTGAATGGCAACTTTTATTGACGAAAGCGAAGAGGAACTTAAACAAGACGAAGAGATCGTTGATCTACAACCGGGGCAAGAAGAACAGGTAGAGGAAGCACAACCCGAACCTGAAGAAGCTCCACAAGTTGAGGAAAACGAAGAAGATGACATCCCTGAGAAGTATCGTGGTAAGTCTGTTAAAGACATTATCAAGATGCACCAAGAAGCTGAAAAGGCTTTTGGAAGACAGGGTAATGAAATCGGAGAACTCAAGCGGCAGTTTCAACAGTTTCAGGAAGCTCAAACCGTCACAAAACAAGCCCCTGATGTCGAAGAAGAAATAGATTTCTTAGAAGACCCTAGTAAATTTATTGACAGCAAGTTTGACAAGAACATTAGGAACCATCCTAAGTTCAAGGAACTAGAGCAACTTACTCAGCAACTAAAAGTTCAAGAAGCATTTTCTAAACTTCAACAAGCTCATCCAGACTATCAGTCAATTGTTAATGATGAAAAGTTTGGGGAATGGGTGAAGGCTAGTAAAGTGAGAACTAAGCTGTTGGTGCAAGCTGACCAAGAGTATGACTTTGATGCTGCTGATGAACTTCTCTCTATTTGGAAAGAGCGCAACCAAGTTGTTGCTCAGAAGAAAGAGGAAAGTAAGTTGCAACAAAAACAAGCTGTTAAGGAAGCCGCAACTGGGTCTGCAAATGGCAGCGCGGAGCCACGATCTAGGAAAATTTATAGACACGCAGACATCCAAGAACTCAATATTCGTAACCCCGACCGATATATGGCGCTACAAGATGAAATCATGGCGGCTTATGCAGAGGGAAGGGTTAAACGCTAAATCATTCTGAAAGGAAATTATCATGGCTAAAGTAGCTTATCCTGGTGGTGCAACTAGTGTTGTAACCGCTGCAAATGCTGGGATTTTCATCCCTGAGTTGTGGAGTGACGAGATTGTTGCTGCATACAAGAAGAACCTTGTTATGGCAAACTTGGTTAACAAGATGTCATTCAAGGGCAAGAAGGGCGACACGCTCTACATCCCGAAACCCACCCGTGGTTCTGCTACGGCTAAGGCTGCTAACACGGCAGTGACGATTCAAGCTGATTCGGAAACCAACAAAGTTACCGTTTCTATTAACAAGCACTATGAATATAGCCGCTTGATTGAAGATATCGCTGAAGTGCAAGCCTTGGCTTCTATGCGTCGGTTCTACACCGATGACGCTGGTTACGCTCTAGCTACGCAAGTTGACAACGACTTGCTTCAGTTGGGTCGTGACGCACAAAGTGGTGGCGGTGCTGCTGGTACTATTGCTTATGAGTACGCTGTGATCGGTAGCGATGGTGCTACTGCTTACACTGGTGCTAACGAAGCTGCTATTACGGATCTCGGTCTGCGTAAAGTTATCCAAACTTTGGATGACGCTGACGTTCCGATGGACAATCGTTCGCTGGTTATTCCTCCGGTGGCTCGTAACGTGATGATGGGTCTAGCCCGTTTCACTGAGCAGGCTTTCGTTGGTGAAGTCGGCGGGGGTAACACCATCCGTAACGGTCAGATTGGTGACGTGTATGGCATTAAAGTGTACGTGTCTACCAACTGCGAAACCGCTACTGGCGATGCCCGTATCGGCCTCATGTTCCACAAGGACGCTTTCGTCTTTGCCGAGCAAGTGGGCGTACGTTCGCAAACCCAGTACAAGCAAGAGTACTTGGGCACGTTGTTCACCTCTGACACGCTGTATGGTGTGGCTGAGATGCGTGACGAAGCCGCTGTTGCTATTGCTATGACAGCTTAAGGTTGTCTTAAAGGAAACCCCCTTAGGGGGTTCCCTTCTTTGGGGGTGTCTTTGATGCCCCTTCTGTTTAATTAGTTCTTACCGAGGTAATTAAAGAGATGAAGTTTAGATGTATACCCAACCCTAATGTAATTCTTGAAGTAAATAATCAACACGACATTGAACAAATGTTGCTACATTCTGAATATGAAAAAGTAGAAGAAGAAGAAGAACCAAAGCAAGAAGTTAAGCGGGTAGGGCGTCCAAAGAAGACTAATACAGGGGAAGAATAATGGCAATATTCCGGGGGATTGGTGGTGCAGGAGATAGTACAACTGACGCCACAGTAACTGCCGTAACAGAGCAAGCCACCAATGCAGCCAATAGTGCTACAGCGGCGGCTTCTTCTGCTTCTAGTGCAGCTACCTCTGCAACCAATGCAGCCACCAGCGCCACTAACGCTGCTGCATCTGAGACTGCCGCTGCTGCAAGTGAAACCGCTGCGGCTGCATCTGAAACGGCTGCTGAAACTGCCTATGATAACTTTGATGACCGCTATCTAGGTCAAAAAAGCAGTGACCCTACGGTAGACAACGATGGTGATGCTCTTCTAACTGGTGCGTTATATTTCAACACCACCGACAATAATATGTATGTTTATACAGGCTCTGCATGGGTAACTGTATCAAACACTGCATCTTCTTCTTCTGCTGCTGCTTCAGCCAGCGCAGCTGCTACATCAGAGACTAACGCAGCAAGTTCTGCTAGTGCAGCTTCTACCTCAGCTACTGCTGCTGAGGCTGCTGAGACTGCTGCCGTGGCTGCACAAGCTGCTGCTGAGACTGCTCAGGCAGCGGCTGAAGCTGCCCAAGAAGCTATTGATGGTTTATATTTAGGGGCACAAGCGTCTGACCCAAGTGTTGACCTAAACGGTAATGCTTTAACTGCTGGCGATTGGTACTACAACACTACATCAAACATTGTACGAATTTATGATGGAAGTGTTTGGAAGAACGGTTCCGTTGATGGTGATTTATTTTTACGAGTAGCTAATAATCTAAATGATTTAAACAACGCTAGTACAGCTCGTACCAATTTAGGTCTGACTATTGGTACTGACGTTCAAGCGTATAGCAGCGTACTAGCCAACACAACTGCATCGTTTACTACGGCAGATGAAACTAAACTTGATGGCATTGAAAGCGGTGCTACGGCAGATCAGACGGCTAGTGAAATTAAAACTGCTTACGAGAGTAACGCTGATACCAACGCTTTTACAAATACTCTTAAAACAAAGCTAGATGGAATTGAGACGGGTGCTGATGTAACAGACGCTGACAACGTAAATTCTGCTGGTGCGGTGATGAACTCCGATACATCCACCACCGATATGTTGTTTGTTGTTGATGAAGACAACATGGCGTCTAATTCAGCCACAAAGGTTCCTACGCAACAGTCTGTTAAAGCATACGTAGACAACGCTACTGCTGCTGCCCTTCATTACCATGACCCTGTTAGGGTTGAGTCTCCATCTGCTCTTAGTGCTGATTATGACAACGGCACGGACGGTGTAGGAGCAACGCTTACCAACAACAGCACCCAAGCTGCTTTAAGTATTGATGGTGTTGCACTGTCTTTGGATGACCGTGTGTTGGTTTACAACCAAGCGACTGCCGCACATAACGGTGTATACAAAGTCACAACTGTTGGTGATGAATCAACCAACTGGGTTCTAACGCGTACAGATGACGCTGACAGCTATAACCCAAGCGACCCTGATTCTCTAGGCGCTGGCGACTCGTTTTACGTTCAAGAAGGAACCACAGGCGCTGGTGAAAGTTATGTACTAACCACCACTGGCGCTATTACCTTTGGCACTACTGGGCTAACATTCTCGCAGTTTTCTGCCACACCTCAATACACTGGTGGTACAAACATTGATATAACTGGACAAGTTATTTCGGTTACTGGTACAGTGTCTAGTGCAACAAACGCAACAAATGTTGCAGTTACTAATACAAATGCATCTGGGACTTATTACGTTCCATTTATAAGTTCTTCCTCAACGGGCAATCAAAGTATTTATGCTGACTCAAGCGGCCCCACATGGAACCCATTAGTAAATCAGTTGACGGCCCCAAATATTGCGGTTACCACCGGGTTTTTGGCAATTGACAATATACAATATAGATTTGGTTCTAGCATTGACGCCGTTATGTTCTACGATGGCGTCAACAACACGCTGGAGATGGAGCTTGAAGCCGACGCCACAAGTTTCATCATTACAGACAACGGCACAACAAGATTCACGTTTACCAAAGCTACAGGCAATTTAGCTGCCACCAGCTTTACGGGCGACCTAACAGGTAACGCTGACACCGCTACAAACGCAACTAATGTTACGCTTACAAACACAAGCACAAGTGCCTCCTTTTTTATACCGTTTGCTAGTGGTAGTACAACTGGTAACTATGCACTAGGTGTTGATTCAGGACTTTATTACAACCCCTCATTAAACGCCCTAACTGCCAGCAGTATTAACACAAGCACTGCTGTTACCTTTGGGTCAGGTCAGGCTAGGTTTGGCTCTAGCACAGATACCAGATTATATTATGATGATGTTAATAATACGATGGAGATGGAGCTTGAGACGGATGCTACGAGTTTCATTATCACTGACAATGGCACCACGCGCTTCACCTTTGAAAAAAGTACGGGCAACTTTAGTACGTCAGGCAACGTAACTGCGGCTAACTTGGTGAC